CTATATTTGAGTTAGAGAATATGGAATTAAGGTTAAGAATAGATGTTTATGCCTTGGATATATAAAGGAAAAGAGTTTGATGAATTGTGTATCCCAGAAGGTGCTATTGGATTTATCTACAATATGACTGCTATCATAGATGGCAAGTCTGTTGCATACATTGGCAAGAAGAACTTCTTTGCTAATATAAAAAGACCTATGGGTAAGAAAGCTTTGGCTATGTCTACAGACAAAAGACTAAAGAAATATACCCGGGAGCTTAAACCTGACTTTATGAGATACTATAGTAGTAACAAGACTCTTAAAGAAGCTCACAAAGCAGGTGTTGTAATTAAAAGGGAAATTCTAATGATTTGCTACTCAGCAATGGAATTGACTTATCAAGAAGTAAAGCACCAGTTTAAGTATGAGGTGCTTGAAAAAGAAGAATATCTGAATGCCAACATTCTTGGCAGGTTTTACAAAACAAAATAGTTATGACAGAAAATGATATGACAGGCCTTCTTTTACAGTTGGCTGACCGTGGTGTGACCGGAATTAGAGTACACTATGCAGGTGGTGGAGACAGTGGTTGTATTGAAGATATTAATTATACTACTCAAACTTTAGATAAAGATGAAGAAAAAGCATTTGATTATATTTCACAATTATCTACATATGGTACTGATGCTGCACCAAATTTAAAAGATCTTGATAGCGGAATCTATTCTGATATTGAAGACTTTGCCCAAGACAGAATTCTTAATGATATTGAGGATTGGTGGAATAATGATGGAGGCTATGGTGTACTGTGTATTATGGTTCCTTCTGGTAAGTATAAAATTGAAAACACAATTTATATTACTAATACAGAAGAGTATTATCATGAAGGTAGTTTAATTGATCAAAGCTTGAACTAATGTCACATCCATATGAACATGCTAAATCCAGTGCCCGTAAATGGGGTGGAGAACCATTAGAATACATACATATTCATGAATGGTTTGATGCTACTAAGGCTTGGATTGGTCACAGTAAACATAGAATGTTCCGTCACCATAGTGAGGGTATATTTGAATGTGAAAAAGCATTTGGTATTTATTTTGTAAATTCTGTAGGCAAAAGAGTCTACATAAGATATGTTGGAGAACAACATGTAAAAGAAGATTGCAATGGGTATATTCCTAGTGCAAAAGAATGGGTTGATAATATTAATAAACCCACAGAATGGATGATTAAGACACTTAAAATTGAAGACTAGTATGATTTTTAACAAAGAAGAAACAAAGAATCTGTTGAACATGTTACGTTCTACAGATAATGAAAATGCTGTGGTGGCATTTGAAGCTCTTAAAGGAGTTGACACAGAAAAATATTTAGGTGAACTTATTGTACTGTACAAGTATGGTAAGAGATCTATAACAGAATGGGGATCAGCATGTTCTAGTTGTGAAATAGCAATTAGAAATGCTGTGAGTAAATTCACTAAAGAAGATGGTGTTGAGTTAAGCACCGGTTCTTGTCTATCAGCAATGACAGAAGGTAAAGCTAGTTATCAATCTATTGAACTTTTCATGGAATTGTTTACAGAGAATATGATTGGTTTCCTAGGTCAGATGGGATACCCAGCTGAAAAATTTGAAATTAATATAAAACTTAAAGATGATGGACAAGTCACAAAGTCTTAGTAAAACAGCTAAAGACTTAATGTTGAAAGAGCCCTATTATGGGTTCTTTCTTATTATGTTGAATAAATTGTGGAACAAAAGAGTACCTACTGCAGGTGTTAGTAAGAACGGTATCAATTATCAGTTAGTGATAAATGAAGAGTTCTGGGGGAGTTTATCTGAATTAGAGAGGTTAGGTTTGCTCAAGCATGAATTATTACATATTGCATTTGGACATCTTACAGCTGTATTTAAGTTTAGTGACAGAAAGTTGGCAAATGTAGCAATGGATATGGAAATCAATCAGTATATTGATGCTTCCTGGCTTCCAGGTGGAGAGTTATCTTCAGACCAATTTAAACAACTTAAAGAATCTGTTAAAGCTGAATTAGAAACAGCTAAAGAGAATGGTGCATCTGTTGAAGATCTTCTTGCTATCAGTAAGAAACTTCCTTCAAGAGGTATCATGATTGATGATTATGCTGAACTAAATTTAGATAGAAAAGCAGGTGCTAGATACTATTATGACAAACTTAAAGAAGCAAAAGATAAGAAAGACCAGACTGGTACCAGTGGTTCTCCAAGCTTTGATGATCTTTGTGATCAAATGGATTCTGGTGACAATGATGGTTTGCCTGACCATGCTACTTGGGATGACTTTGAAGATCTTAGTGAAGCTGAACAAAAGTTAATTGATAAACAATTACAAAAAGTTCTATCTGATGCCAAGGAACAGACTGTTAAGAAAAGAGGAACTGTACCTGGTGAAATTGAAGGAGTCATTGTAATAGAGGAAATAGTACCACCTAAGTTTGATTGGCGTGGATACATTAGAAGATTCACAGGAATCAGTACTAAAGTCTTTACTAAAAAGATTAGACGTAAAGAAAACCGAAGATTTGAAGCTAATCCAGGATTAAAAGTAAAAATGAGACAACACATGTTGTTGGCTATTGATACTTCAGGTTCTGTAAGTGATTCTGAATTAAAGGAGTTTATGTTAGAAATGCATCATATCTATAAATGTGGTGTAGATATTACTATAATTCAGTGTGATACCAGAATTAGGTCAGTTGAACCTTACAAAGGTAAACACGAATTAAATGTACAAGGAAGAGGAGGAACAGAATTTGATCCTGTCTTAGAGTATTTTAATGAGAATTTAGGTAAATATACTAGTCTAGTATATTTTACTGATGGAGAATGTTATGCAGATGTAAAACCTAGAGGTAATGTACTATGGGTTTTGTCAGAAAGATCACAAATGAATGATAGCCTTCCAGGAAAGGTGATTAAGTTAGAATTATAAAAATTAAAGTTATGAGTCAAGTTCAATTAAATGTAGAAGAATTAAAAAGTTTTATTAAACACATGGTTAATAATAACCAACACATTCAGTCTGAAGGAAAAGTTCCTGTGGCTATTAATATTGAAGGTGATGCCGGTCTAGGTAAAACTTCTGCTATTATGCAGTTGGGTAAAGAGATGGGTATGGAAGTTGTAAAACTTAATTTATCTCAGTTAGAAGAATTAGGTGATTTAGTAGGTTTTCCTGTGAAAGAATTTCAAATTCAAAATGCTGAAGGTAAGACTACATGGATTAATGAATCTCAGATATCTGCAGCAAGTGCAAAAGGTTATAAAGTTGTAGATAAGAGAATGTCACATGCTGCTCCTGAATGGATTCAGGGTAAAGGAGAAGGTGGATTCTTGATTTTAGATGATTATACTCGTGCTGATCAAAGATTTATGCAAGCTACCATGGAAATCTTAGATAGACAAGAATATGTTTCTTGGAAGTTACCTAAGAACTGGCATGTTATCTTAACAACCAATCCAGACAATGGTGATTATAATGTCACAAGTCTAGATGTAGCTCAGAAGACTAGATTTATCTCTGTTGAGTTAAAGTATGATTCTGAAGTATGGGCTAAGTGGGCAGAGAGTGCAAACATTGATGGTAGATGTATTAACTTCATGTTGATGCACCCGGAATTGGTAACTCAAAGAATTAATCCAAGAGCTATCACTACGTTCTTTAATGCTATTAGTTCTATTCCTAAGTTTGAAAGTGACTTACCTCTAATTCAGATGATTGGTGAGGGTTCAGTAGGAGTAGACTTTAGTTCTATGTTCACTATGTTTATTAATAACAAACTAGATAGAATTATTAGTCCTGCAGATATCTTAACTAAAGATGAGACATATGTGTTAGGTTCTTTGACTTCTGCAGTAGGGGAAGATAATGATTTCCGTGCAGATATCTCTAGTGTGATTGCAACCAGAATTATTAATTATTCTCTTGCTTTAGCTGATAAGACATCTATTAGTAAACCAATTATTGATAGAATTGCTAAGTTGACTACAGACTGTAAAGCATTCACAGATGATTTGAGATATTACATGGTGAAGGAGATAGTTAATGGTAATAAAATTAAATTCTCACAATTGATGATGAATCAAAACGTGGTGAAGATGGCTGTAAAGTAAATCTAACGTAGAAGGTTTCCACTTTAAAAACCCATTATTTTAATTAAATACAAACATAGGGAGAGGTAATACTCTCCCTTTTTAATATTTTGAACATGAATATTATAAAAATAACATCAGATATTCCAAGACACAGTGAAAACTATGATCGTCTTCCAGATGTAACATTTGACATTAATATCCTAACAGGAGGTTTTGATACGGAAGTTATTGATTCATTTAACTTGATTAAAACACCGTATACCCCTAATAAAGGAGATAAAATCTATT